ATTAGGTTAGTCTTAAAGTGACCACCATTTTCTTTATCAAATTTAGTGTCAGGCGTATTTAACCAACAATATTGTGATACACCTAAAGGTGTTACAATTTTGTTGTATGTTTGTTTACTCATAGTTTTCCTTATTGTTGTTGTTCTCTGTGTTTTCTCTTTTGATTGTTGATTTACTAATAGTGTAACTTTACTATCCGATAGTGCATAGGTTTAGGCAAAGAAAAACTTGGATTGATATAGTAAATCTAACTCCAAGTCTCCACTTTCTGGTATTGCAGGTAGTTTGCCTCTAGTCTCATCATCTAACAGTCTGCCCACATCTACCTTAAACTTACTTAATAGGTCTTTGCTAAAAGTTTCTACAAAGGCTTCTCTGATAGATAAATTTAACTTATCTACATCACACGCATGTGTTGCAAAACTATCATGCACATTACAAAAATTATCAATACCTTTTGCTTTTGCAATATTGACAGTCTTAATCATACAAGCACTATCTAAGCTATGAACGTAGTTTGCCGCAACAGCATTTCTTGAACGCAACTTATCCGTTTCTTTTGTCTCTTCTTTTATCTGCGGTGCAAACACCTCTCCCATTAAATGAGAACGTACTCTTTTACTTTTCATTTCTGGGTAATATTGAAACACTGGAAAGCCAACAGGTGTAACCCAGTGAATAGGAATACCCTCTTTTGAAATTACCTTTGCATTGTTTTGTAAGTAGTCCATACCAACCCTAGCAGATTTTAAGTTCTCACCTATACTTGCCCAAATAATTTTAGACAAATATGTTGCAGGTTTAAACATGTCATCAAATGGGTGCATTTCTCCTTTGTCTTTTCTTTTAGTTAAATCTTCTACTACAAAGTCAGTACAAGAATATCTAGTTGACCCATAACAGATTGTCATAATAGGTCGTTTACAAGTTGAACGCTTGACACCATAGTCTAACCATTTCTGTGCCAATGGGTCTCCCTCACTAGCTTTCACTTTCAAAGTTTTAATTACTTCGTTAGCTACTAATTGGTAGATGTCTTGTGGCATCTCACTAGGCAAACAATTAACTAGCTTACCTGCAACTTTATCTTTCAATAACAATGAATAGATTTGTAATCCATTACAACTACCATCTACATTGACAGGTATATGAGAGATAAACCCATCACCTGTTTCATGGTATCTTTTCCATTCATCACAAAATGCTAGAAATTGAAAAGGATTATCTGCGTCTTCCCATTGTCTATTAGCAATAGGGTCTACAGCACAATCAGTTATCCATTGTAAGTTATCGTAAGACCATTTCTCTCTGTCCTCAAATGATACCTTATCATTACCCCACATATTAGAACCATGTACGGCTAACCAAAAGACACCTCTGTTCTCTTTTGTGATAGCTTTACCTTGACTAAAATTAAGCAATGCTTTTGCACCATTGATAGATTGATAGTTTAGAAAAGCAGGTACACAATAAGCTCTACCTCTAAAGTCTAATTGTAGTGGAAAGTACAATGTAGCATAGTCTTTAAACTTCTCTGCTAACCATATAATTTTAGCATACAGAAGTCTTTTAGATACCATTCGGTTATTTTCTGTGTGGACAATGACACTATCTTTCTTAAACTTTTTGAGTGCCTCTGGGTTGGTTTCTATGTCATGTGGCTTGTTGGGTAAATCAAGGTTTTTTATTGGTGGCATACCTCCAATAGATAGTCCTTTGTCCCAAGCATTTTGCATAACTGACAGAATAAATGGATTAATCTTATAGGCTGTACTTTGCATAAGATTAACAGCAGATGTAACTTCTGGCATAGCACAGTTTTCCATCTCTTTATTAAACTTTTTACCTTTTTGCTTAACTAGGTCTAATTCTGGCATTTCTGATGTCCAGTACCCATGACCTGTTACTTTGCCATCTACAACGCTCTTAGGAGGCATAACCATCATTAAATACTCTGGGTTTAGCAGTTCGTTAAACTTGTTACGATTGTCTATCCATTCTTTAGTTTTAGCTGTTTGTTTAATAACTTTAACAGTTTTGTGCTTATGCTGTTCTGTAGTTGTTTCAATAAGACCTGTACTTTCAATCAATAAAGACACAAGCTCCATACCAACATGTAATCTTTCAGTGGTAGTCCATTCTTCCCACCTCATAACTTCATCTCTTTTGGCACTTTCTCTTAACTTACGTCTTTTGTAATTATAGTTCCAAGACCTTTTATCTAAATCTTTTTTGACAGTTTCGTATAGCTCTGGGTTTAGTCCTTTAAAATTTTTAAGACTAATCTCAGTTTCAATTCTACCACCTAAAGTTATAGCTGTAGCTGTTAAATTTTTAGTATTAGTAATCGTATTGATTACATGTTTAGCAGTTATCAAAGCTACAATTTTAGGGTCTACTTGGGATATGTATTTAAGAGCAATGGGTGTTTTAGAATGAACATTGGCTATTGATTGTTCAACCCATTCTGCAATGGCTATTGCTAATGGACGTATTGTATTTGCAACAATAACTTTTCCGTAAGATGTAACGCTTTCCTCTTCACGTTCAATGTGAGAGAGCCTCCTCTTATTTGTTCTATTCATACCAAGCTCGGCGGACATCTTCTCGGTTTGTACTTGGTCTTGGTAAGTCGGCATTATTTCTAATATCTTCATGTATTCTCCAGTTTGTTGATTGATGCAACTGCGGAATGACCTACAAATTAGGTTCACTCCTTTGCTATTTTAATTATGTTGTGATAGAGAATAGTCGTTGAGTTTACTTGTAAAAACAAACTGTTGGCAACGTGGCGGAATGGTTACGCAGAGGATTGCAAATCCTATTGCACCTATGCACACCTGAATACGCCATTATTACTAACATTGTCATTACTAACTTTTCAACTATCCTCATATCACAACTTATTCTTAAGCGGATTTATTTATTCCGTTAAGAACATTTACTGCTCCCATTAAGTTATTCGGTATTAAATGAGAGTATCTTTTTATCATCTTCCACGACTTGTGACCTAACATTTGACCAATCATGTGTAATTCAACCTTACCTGATTGAGCCAAACGTGTTGCACAAGTGTGCCTCAAGCAATGAATGACAAACTCTTTGTCGTCTTCAAGGTTCATTGCTTTACGCAAACGTCTCCAAGTATTTTCACAAGTCCAATACTTTAGATGTGAAAACACAAGGTCGTTTCTTTCCGCTTTTATTAACAATTTAAGAACAATAGACTTTGCACGTTCTGTCAGTGGTATACCTCTAGGTTCACCATTCTTTGTGACACTAGCAGGTAAGTTAACAACATAGTTTCCATTGTTGTTATGTACCATTAACTTCTTAATAGATAACGCTTCGCCTAGTCTCATACCTGTATCAATTAAGAACAAATAAAATTCCAAATAGTCAACCATATTCCATTCGGTTAACAATCTGATAATTTCTTTCTCTTCCATTGGTTCAAGGTATCGTTCTCTACCATTGTCTTCTTTTTGCCAATCAATATGAGGCATTCTATCAAGATGATAGATAGACTGTCTCTGATTAGCAAACCTTAACATCTTACTGATTGATGACAGATAACGATTGATAGTAGCAGGAGCAAAACCCCTGTCTTCTAACGTGTCCACAAGGTTCTCAATGTGGCTATCGTTAACTTCAGTTACAAGCATTCCCTTACCAAGCATTTCAATTACTTTCTCGGCTCGTTTTGATTGCAACTTTTCCCAACCTTTAAGTGTTAATTTGCGGTGTATCTCCGATAACAACTTTATATTCCGTTGTTGCATTTATACCTCCGCTTTTCATTGTTATTTGACCCATTCCAAAAGAGTTGAGTAAACTCTTCTGCCTTTTGCTGTAAGACGTACAATTTTTCTACGTCTTTCCATTGGGTCTTCAAAAGCCTCTAATAGACCTATCCCAGTCTTTTTGTGTCTGTTGATGTCAGATAATTTATAAACATTCCTAGACACTGAAGACTGAGCTATGTCTAAATCTTCACTTATTTTTTGCATAGATATTCCATCTTTGTCGCCGTAAACACCAACAAAAAAAAATACCGCTACAGCTTGAGCTTCGATTTGAGCATCAAACTTACGCATTTCCTCTATAATCTTTAATAGATTTAATCCGCTTTTCATCTTCTCCCTTTCTTACTTTCTAAAGTTGTCTCTTGATTTACAAGTGAAGACAACCACACTTAAAAACAATTACGATATAAATATTCTCCAATACGCAATATCAATAATTGTTTCATGTTTTGATTTACTTACATTAAAAGTATTCCATTTGGAATACGTTTCAGTATAAATATTAAATAAACCTAATTTAATATCCATTTATACTCCTTAAGTTAAGTTTATAATTCAGTAATATAGTTTGACAGTTGTCCACCAAGCTACACCCCTAAAAAAATTATAAACATTTTTAGTTAGCGACAATTTCCCTCCTTTGTTTTTTAAGAAATTTACAACAATCCATTAGTGAATTAAATTCAATAATGGGAGTTTTCCACATGTTGTATACACCGTCTAGTAGTAGTAGACGGCATTTCGGCTATTGAAGCCTCTTCAGTACAACTTTTAGTTACCCATTAGTCCTCCAGTGTTGATTTTTGGATTTCATTTGTAAGATTAAATAATGGAGGGTTATTTCCCTCGATAACTCTTTCTATTAAGTTAACAGCTTTGTAAGCCACCTGATGTGGTGACAATTCATCATAATGTTTTAGTGACCTTGTCCTTACCAGAAATGATAACACTTGTTTTTTTAGTTTTTGATGCACCGTCTAGTCCTTTTGTTGATTGAGTTTTATTTGCAAAAATATCGTTCCACCCCTTCCGATATTTGTCAGAAGGGATATGAACGCCGTCTCGTATTTTATAAGATTTAAAACCAGACATTATTTTTTATCTATTTTGTAAAAGCCGTCTCTCTCTTCACAAAAAATAAATTCAAATTGTTTATTATTCTCTGTGCAAAAGTCCTCAAGCATTTCACCATCTGTTGCCCAGTCTCCGCTATTATAATCGTCCCATTTTTTGCCAGTAGTTTTTTCTATCCATTGTCTATACTCTGGGTCATGCTCTCCGTAATTGTGGTCATTCCCAAAAAAGCCATAATGGGAAATAGTTTGTTTAACTTGAATTGTTGCTGTTTCCATTTTGTATGCTCCTATTGTTGATTGATTGATAAATAAAAAACGCCGTCTAGTCCTTAGGTTACAAAACCTAATCAAGTTTTGACGGCGTTCTTAATTATTTATTGAAGTATTTTTGTTTCCATTTTGAAAGTTTATCTTCAGCAGACAAAACCTCCATTTCAGAAAATGCTTCAGTAAAAATATGCTCTTGGCTGTCCAAGATGGTTCTGCCGTTCTCAGTGTAGCCAAGTGCATTTATTTTTATTTCTTCTAGTTCGCCTTCAATAAGTTGGCAACCTAGCCCAATCATCAAGATACTTTTTTAATTGGGAACTTAATCACATTTGAAGGCTTACGCAGTGAGGCTCTGACCTTTTGAACTACCTTAGTAGCCAGATAGCACTCCGCTAACTCATCAAGAGTGAACAATGATAATTGTTTCATAGTGTACTCCATGTTGATTGTTGATTTGTTGCTTGGCATTATTTCATAATGCTAAAGTGCAACAGACAGGCAGAAAGTTCCGCCTGTTTCGACTATTAAAGTCTCTTCAGTGTTGCTTATTGTCCAAAGTTTTTAACGTCTCTTTGTTTGCAATTTGGAATAGTAATAAATTTAATAGGTAAATCAGAATTGAAACCTTTTAAACCTATTGCCTCCTTGCAGACGTGTTCAGCGTGTCCTCCATAACCATATTGAAATGGAATTTTTAAAGGTTCATACAAATTTTTATCTTGCTCTATATTTTCAATGTTAGCAGAAAAATAAGTATTTCCATATATCTTGTCACGCCATTCTTTAATAGTAGCTAAATATTTAATTTTCATTACGCCACCGCCTTTTTTGTATTGTTGAAATATTCTGTATAAACTCCATCTTTAATATTCCACATTTTCATGGTTTTATTGCTTGGAGTATAGTGAGCCTCTTTCACTGCAACGCCATCAATAAATAATTGGTATGAGTGATAACCTTGAGCCTCATTCCAAAAAGTCTGCTGTGTAATTTCTCCAAAGAAAAAACTATTTTTTGAACTTGTGCCAATTAACATGTCAAATGAAACCTTTTCATTAGTTCCAAATGAATTACTGCCTTTGTACTGTGTATTGTCTACATTGTTCCATATTTTATATTGTTTCATTGTGTTAACTCCGTTTGTTGATTGTTGATTGATTGTTGAAGGCATGGCGTAGCCTGTACGCCATACCAAGTGATTGATTATTTACGCAGTCAGCCAACCTTCTTGGATTGCTGAATGAAACAGTGCCAGACGTTCTGACCCTGTAGCCTTTTGATATTTTTCAAAGTGAAGTTTTTTATTTACCTCGTCCTTGAACTTTTCAACGCTTTCGGCACGTTGTATCTTTTGTACTGCTCTAGCGATTTGCATAGTGTACTCCGTTGTTGATTGTTGATTGATTGTGATTGCGTTGGCAATCTGTAAACACTTAAAGACAAGCTCTGAGTGTTTGCAGATTATCAACCGCAAATTTTGAAGGGGCTAATCTCGGTCAAGAGCCGTTCCCACCTTCGAGTGGATTTTCCAAAAGCCTTAGAGATTTATCAACTCTGTCCAGATACTCCCAATGAGGAAGCAACCGCCTTTGGCACTATTTTTTGAAGTGGCTAATCTGAGCCTGTAGATTATCAAAAAATTTTAAAAAAATAAACATTCCACCCTTATATATATCCACTTGTGCATGTCAACACTTATAACCAAAAAAAGTTAATTTTTTTTTATATTGTTAAATAAGCCTTATTTTACCTTATTTATAGGATATTATGGGATTACATAGGATTTAATAGGAATATGTGGGATAGAATTAGATG